CTTTTGCGGCCCTTTTAATTCTATTGTATATTTTCTGTGGGTTAAATGACGCATCATCCCCACTACGTTTTTTAATTTTTAGTGACATCATAGTTTATAAAAATAATAATTAGAAATCATCAGTAAATGACAACGTCTCATTTAATTTCGCTTTTTGATACTCAATGGTCCTTGACTCAAAAAAGTTACCTTTAGTTTCAACCGCAATTTGTTCCATAAATTTAAATGGTTGTTCAACATTAAAATGTTTTTTACATCCTAACTTAACCAATAGTCCGTCAACAACAAATTCTAAATATTGTTTCATTAGATTTGAATTCATACCAATTAATGAAACAGGTAATGATTCTGTAATAAATTCTTTTTCAATTTCAAGTGCCGATAATAGAATTTCTTTAATTCTTTTTTCACTAGGTTTGTTTTCACAATGATTATTTAATAAGTGAATTGCAAAATCACAATGTAGGTTTTCGTCTTTAAATATTAAAGCATTTGCATTACATAAACCTTGCATTAATCCTCTTGATTTTAACCAAAAGATTGAGCAGAATGAACCTGAGAAGAAAATACCTTCAACCGCGGCAAATGCGACTAATCTTTCTTGGAATGAAGCGTTTTTAATCCATTCAAGTGCCCATTTAGCTTTCTTTTGTACTGCCGGTAATCTATCAATAGCGTTAAAACATTCATCTTTTTCTTTTGGATTTGAAACATATGTATCAATCAATAGTGAATACATTAAACTATGGATATTTTCCATCATTAATTGGAATCCGTAGAAAAACTTAGCTTCAGGGTATTGTACTTCTCGGTAGAAGTTTTCAGCTAAATTTTCATTAACGATTCCATCAGATGCCGCAAAGAATGATAAAACATTCTTAATAAAGTATTGTTCATTTTCTGATAGGTTTTCCCAATCACGAATATCCCCCGATAAATCCACTTCTTCGGCAGTCCAAAAAGCAGCTTGGTGCATTTTATAATAATCCCATATATCATTATACTGTATTGGGAAAATCACAAATCTGTTTGGATTTTCTATTAAAATTTTTTCCATATTATTTAATTATTTTGTTGTTCTCTTTGTTTTCTTTTTTCAAGCAAGTCCTTAATTCTTTGCCTATTTTGTTCTTCTTTTTGTTCCTCAAGACCAAGGAACGTTACTGAACTTTCAGTATCTATTTCTAACATTCCGTTATCAAATTTACAATTCTCAAACACAATTCCATCGTCACCAATTCGTGACTTTGTAATTGCAATTGTTGCCAATTTCATTTCTTTTTGTTGTAATGTTTTAGCAACAGATATGATAACGTGTCCTACTTGTGCTTTCTTGATAGACCCACCCATTTGGTCGGTAGTCACAACTTCTGAGGAAATTGAACTCCTGTTTCCTTGGGTCGCGGTCCATCCTACCAAATCTAGTTCGTGACACATTGCCTCAAAACCTCTCATTACTGAACCTTCAGATTTCCATTCATCTCCCAAATTTTTATCAGGAACTACACAATCAATGTAATCTAATAAAACCATGTCAATCTTTATTCCATCGGCTATCATCTTACGTATTTGATTTTTAATTTGTAACATAGTTAAAGTATCTGATGGTAATTTTTTTAGAACTAATCTATTTTCAATTTTACCCTCAATTTCTTTAACTTTAAACATCACTTCTTCTTTCTTTTCTGAAAGTTCGTCAGGATGTATTTTTGTCCAAAGTGTAAAATGTTTCCTTTGAATAATTTTTGGGTTATCCTCAAAAAATATTTGGAGTACATTGTATCCTAAATTAAACGCATGATTCGCAATTTTAGTAAGGAATGTTGATTTACCAACACCTGTTGGTGCTAATATTACACCTATCTCTCCCTTGGCAAGACCCCCTTTAAGAAGTCTATCAATACCTGGGATACCCATAGGTATCGGGTGTCTATAATCTTCATTTAAAACGTCATCTAAATTGGAAAAAACGTCTGACATTCCGTCCTCTCTTTCCCCAACTTGTAAAGCTTCTCTAACTAATTCTTCAAGTTTATCATAACTTTCAAATTCACCTCCATCAATTACTTTTTGAGCTTTGGTAATCGCTTTTTGTAATTCTTGTTGTTTACAAAATTTTAAAGCCTTTTCTTGTACGAATTCCGCCCCTTCAATTGTTGATTCTTTAATTTTACTTATAGTATCTAATACTATTTTAGACGCTAATTCCTGTTGTAATTCCGATTTAGTTATCTGTTCTAAAGTATCAAATGTTGGTACGTGTTCATATTTGGAATAATACTCTTTTATCATCTGGAGGATGATTTTAAAGTATTTGTTTTCAAAATACTGAGATTCAATAACGTCAATAATGGACCTACCAAAATCTTTATCAACAATGATTTGATTCAATAATTGTATCTGAAATGAGGACCCTAAATAATCAAAATTTTTGTTTGACGCCATGTTTTAAAATTTGTTTGTAGATTATAAATAGGATGGTTTCAAAGAAATTCCATCATATTCATAAGTTAAATTTTTAGCTGAAAAAATGTCAGTTAAAGACGAAAGTAGACTTTTTATGTGCGGACGAATATCTACGGTGTATCTTATTTTAGGTGGGTATATTTTAGCATCAATCAATCTATGACAAATTGTCGTATCTCCTTGTTTGATGAAAATATGGAAGTGTTCAGGACCGTCAGTAAAAGAAGTGTTAAGTACTTCAGGATTCGTTTCAATTTCATATGAATTTTCTAACATATAATCAACCGTTTTCATTTTAAGTTGTTCAGTGAAGGTGTCTTTAAATTCTGAAATGTATTCATAAAGGTCCAATGAGTACTTAGCGTTAGGATTAAAATCTCTAACATTAAAAAATCTTTGTACAATGATGTTATCGTTTACCATCATTAAAAATTCCAGCTTTGTTGAGTCTTGTTCTCTCATAATTTTACTTTTTTGTTTTAAATTGTTTTTTTTCTTTTCTTGTTAGTTTCATAAATGGTTTGACAAAATTTACCCACGCGTCATCGTGCTTTGGTAGGAATTTAAAGAAACCATCTTCCATCATCATACGGATTAGATTTCTATACCCTCTTCCTTCAGGGTCTAAAGTTTCACGATAATAAAGTTCAACGATTTCTTTACCTTGTTCTGTGATTAACGGATTAGATAAATCCACGATTTTGTTGTTAATCTCAAAAAATTCATTTCCATAAACTCCGGTTTTGGTTCTACCTGATAGTAAATTTTGTAATACTTTGTTTTCTTTGTCTTCAGTAAATAATACCTCAGCTCTGTTTAAAATATCGGTGAAAGTAACCTCTCGGTCAAGCAACTCAGGAAACAATTTTAATAAAGTTTTTTCACCCAAAAAGTAGATACCATCAATATTATCTGATTTATCACCAGATAGTATTTTATAAGTTTTTACATTGTAGTGTGGTATCTCGGCTTCGTGTAAAATAACGTAATCACCTTTTTTATAAGTTAATTTAGTGTTCGGGGAATAGATTGATACGTTATCTGAAATAAGTTGGGTCAAATCTCGGTCTGCGGAAAATATGGTAATATTTTCATTAATAGCTATTTGACAATAATAAGCAATTAAATCATCAGCTTCGTTATTATCAATATCAACTTGTCTAACAAACATCTCTTCAAGATATTGTTTAACACGTCTTTTTTGTTCTGAAAAGGATTCCTCCTTGAAGTCTTGTGGCGCGGTTTTACGATTTTCTTTATATTGTGGATAAAGTATTTTACGGGTGGAAGAACTATCTTCCCCGTCCCAAAATACAACTACTTTGTCAAAATTTTCTTCTTCAATAAATCGTCGGGTGGTATTTAGAAAATGCCAAATACCCCCAACGTGTTTACCTTCATGAAAGAAATCTTTAACTCCGTGAAAACCAATTTTTAATAAATTGTTACCGTCAATTAATAATGTTTTAATCACGAAATTATATTTAAATTGTTTGCTAAAATTTTGTTACCTTTTTTAATATTATCAATTGCCCAAAGTGGTTGTAAATTGGTGTAATGAAATAACTTATATAACTCTTCTTCTGTTTTTGCCGATGATAAAGGAACTATATGGTCAATATGCCATTCACTTCTATTTTCCCAAGTCATACCATCAACAAATTGTTTTTCTAAATGTTCTTTTAATTGTAATGGACTACACCCCACAATGTTAAATGTTTTGTTTTTTTTAGTAAAACTTTCTTTTTTCAAGTATAACCATAATCTACTTCTCATTTCAGATAGTAATTTAAATTCAGGTTCCAT